ATTATATGATATGATTAATCTACCAGTTATTGATAAAACTGATAGCAAACAACCTGCTACAGGTGGTGAAACACTAGAAAAACTAGTTAATCATACCAAAGACCCTGATGTAATAGCATTTTTAAAAGCATTAATTGATTTTAAATCAGTTGATAAAATCTTAACAAGTTTTATTCCTGCTCTTGAAAGTGCTCAATTAGGTCCTGATGGTTGGTATTATCTATTTGGTAATTTTAACCTTGGAGGTACTGTATCTGGTAGATTATCTTCCAGTGATCCAAATTTACAAAATCTACCAGCTACAGGTTCTAAATATGCCAAGCTCATTAAGGAATGTTTTGCTCCTCCACCGGGTTGGTTATTTTGTGGAGTAGATTTTAATTCACTTGAAGATAGAATATCTGCATTAACTACAAAAGACCCTAATAAGATTAAAGTATATACTGATGGTTATGATGGCCATTCTTTACGTGCCTATGCTTATTTTGGTGATCTTATGCCAGATATTGATCCCAATAGTGTTCAATCTATTAATAGCATTCAAAAGCTGTATAAATCTCTTAGACAAGATTCTAAAATACCTACGTTCTCATTAACTTATGCTGGTACATATATTACTATTGTAAACAGTATGGGTTGGACTATAAGTAAAGCTCAGAAAATAGAAAGTGCATATCATGCTCTCTATGTGGCTTCTGATCTTTGGGTCAAAGACAGACTCGACCAAGCTTCCAAGGATGGGTATGTAACCTGTGCTTTTGGTTTGAGGGTACGAACCCCTCTACTTCATCAAGTGGTCCGTGGTACACGTAAAACCCCATTTGCCGCTGAAGCTGAGGGTCGTACTGCTGGCAATGCACTTGGTCAGTCATGGTGCCTGCTAAATTCAAGAGCAGCATCTGAATTTATGGGTGTTGTACGTAAGAGCAAATATCGTTTAGATATTCGACCTTGCGCTCAAATTCATGATGCAAATTATGTATTAATTCGAGACGACCTCGAAACTGTACGATTTGCAAACGAGCATCTCATCAAAGCTGTGCAATGGCAGGGTCATCCTGATATTATGCATCCTGAGGTTAAGCTCGGAGGGGAATTTACGATTTTCCATCCTAATTGGAGTAAGGAAATCGGTATCCCAAATGACGCATCAATAGAAGAGATTATTAAATCTATTGACGATCATTATATAGCTGAAAATAAACAAAAGGAAAAATCTACATGAATAAGTTTCATTATTATTTGATGTCTGGTCTTGTTCGTTATGACTACAAGGGTGAAACATTCACTGTTGGTCTTAATACTCTTCTTCAGAATGAAAATATTAATATCATTATGAAAGATGTTGGTCAGACTCAACAGGCAATGCAGGTTCGTTTCTTCCGTGAAGTAATGGCACCTAATCCTGATGTTATTATTAAGGATGTATTTATTCAGGCTATTAGTTATCTTGGTCATATGACTCAAGAAGAATTTAATATGCAACCTGAACCAATGCCATCTGATACCAAGTCAGAAGATAAGCCTGCTCAGGAAGTCGTAGAAGCTAGTTCTGTCATTCTAGGTACTTCGGCTCAAACTAATTCACCAGAACCACTAGAAGACGTTCTCCGTGAAGAAAATGAACGTGCTGTTGCCAGGAATGAAGTTGAACCTTTCATAGTTCCTGCTGAACCAAGCAATGAAGCTGATAAGGGTTAAACCTTATGTCTAAAATCATGCTTATGGGTTATGGTCGTCATGGCAAAGACACCGCTGCTGATATTCTCAGAGATCATTATGAATTAAAAATAGCTAGTTCTAGTTATTTTGTAGCTGAGAAAGCAGTATATCCTACTTTAAAAAATATATACTCATATGCTGATTTAGAAGCTTGTTACCAAGACCGACATAATCATCGTAAAGAATGGTTTGATTTAATTAATAAATATAACCGTCCTGATTTATCTAGAATGTCTCGTGAGATATTTGCAGAGAATGATGTTTATGTCGGTTTACGTAATCATGAAGAATATTTCGCTGCTAAAGATGCAAAAGCATTTGATTTTTCTATTTGGATCGATGCTAGAGAACGTCTGAAAAGTATCGAAGATATTTCTTCATGTACTGTATCACCACATATGGCTGATATTATTATAGATAATAACGGGTCTATTCAAGACTTACATTATAATATTTATCAAGTTATGAAAAAATAACTGAAGTAGGTCGTCCCGCTTTAGTTTGAGGGGTCAAGATGCGAGATACATCTTGACCCTAATTTATTATAAGAGGAACCAATGAGAATAACTAATAATCATAACATATCTCTACCTTTAGCTGTTTGGTTATTGGCAGACGATTATGACTATAATAATAATCCTAACACTATTTCAGCTACAAGCTTGTTGCGTTCAACCAAGCAGATTATTCTAGCCAAGCATGTGCTGAGTGAAGACAAAGAGATGGATATCTCTGAGCGTATCGCTTCTGCATTTGGTAATGCGGTCCATGACTCTGTTCAAAAAGCTTGGGAACGTCATGGTCAGTCAGGTCTAAAGAAGCTTGGTTATCCTGATCACGTAACACAAAATATCGTTATTAATCCAACAGATGAATATCTGGCTGCAAATCCTAACGCTATCTTAATATTCTTTGAAAGACGCGCTTCTAATAAGATTATAATTAATGGCGTTGAATATACTATTACAGGTAAATTTGATACCGTTATGGATGGTCATTTATTTGATTATAAAACGACTTCTACATTTTCATATACCAGCGGTAGTAAAGACGAAGATTATGCCCTTCAGGGTAGTATCTATCGTTGGCTTAATCCTGAGTTAATTACTGAAGATTTTATCTTTATTAATTTTATCTTTACCGACTGGCAAAAATTCATGGTTAGGTCGAATCCGAACTATCCTAAGTTGAAGTTGCTAGAACACCCTGTTAAGCTACATTCCCTTGAGGACACTGAGAAATTTATCTCAAATAAGCTCAATGAGCTTTCTCGCCTCTGGGATAAATCGGAGGTCGATTTACCTCCTTGCACAGACAAAGAACTATGGCGGTCAGAACCAGAATATAAATATTATTCTGATCCAGCTAAAGCTAATCAACCCGGTTCTCGTTCTACTAAGAATTTCGATAATGACTTAGCAGGAGCCAATGCACATATGGCTGCTCAAGGTAAAGGTATCGTCAAAACAATACCGGGGCAGGTTAAAGCCTGTAGCTATTGCCCTGCCTATTTGGCATGTGAACAACGAAAGCAATATGAGAATGTTTGATGTCGATTTGAGTACTATTAATCATCATCCTGCTATTGAGGATATTGTTGATGTACTTTGTAATAAAACTCAGAATATCGATAAGGGATTTTTTCGTGCTGAAGTAGCATATTTTTTATCTAAAATGGCATCTTCTCAACGAGCTACAATCCTGACCAAGGATCGTGGTGAAATTCCAGTCAATCTCTATGTGTTGGCTCTTGCCACATCTGGATTTGGTAAGGGTCACTCAGTTAATATCGTTGAAAATGAATTCATGAAAGGTTTCAAAATCCGTTGGATGGAAGAAACCTTTCCTGTAATTGCAGATCAAAACCTATGGTCTATTGCCAATAGTCGTGCTGTTCGCAATGGGACTGATCCACAGGAAGAATACGATAAGGCTGAGCGTGGTTTTAAGCAGGGTGGAGCGTTCCCGTTCACTTTTGATAGTGGTACGCCGCCTGCTGTGAAACAACTACGCCACAAGCTGCTCCTAGCCAATTCTGGAAGCATCAATCTTCAGATCGATGAAATTGGTTCAAATCTGTTGGGAGTAACTGACGTATTAACTCTATTTTTAGAGTTATATGATCAGGGAATGGTTAAACAAAAGCTAACCAAAAATACCTCCGAGAACCAAAGAGAAGAAGAGTTAGATGGTAAGACACCAACTAATATGCTTCTTTTCGGTACGCCGTCCAAGCTCTTGGATGGTAGCCAGACTGAGGATCAATTCTATTCGTTCCTAGAGACTGGCTATGCTCGACGTTGTATTTTTGGCTTCGGTCAGCATCGTCGTGCAGCAGATGTACTCACTCCTGAGGAAATCTACCATCGATTAATTCAACCATCTAATAGTGCTATTATTACTAAATGGTCTAATCTATTCCATAATCTTGCTGATCCAGCAATGTGGGGATGGAAGATGACAGTGGAAGATGATGTAGCTATTAAACTATTATCATATAAAATCCACTGTGAGAATATCTCGGATACACTTGCAGAGCATGAAGATATTAAAAAAGCTGAGTTATCTCATCGCTATTTTAAAGCTCTAAAGTTGGCAGGAGCCTACGCTTTCGTAGATCAATCCACCGAGATAGAAATGGATCACCTCCTTTCCGCGATTAAACTAGTGGAAGAATCAGGAGAAGCTTTCCAGTTGATACTCAACCGAGAAAAAACCTATGTCAAGCTGGCAAAGTACATAGCTTCACTGGATAGCGAAGTCACTCATGCTGATTTGTTAGAAGCATTACCATTTTATAAAGCAGGTAATGCTGCTCGTAATGAAATGATGACCCTTGCAACTGCATGGGGTTATAAGAAACATATCATTATTAAGAAATCATTTATCGATGGTATTGAATTTTATAAGGGTGAAACTCTTAAAGAAACTAATATCGATGAAGTAGTGATTTCTTACTCAGAGCATTGGGCATATAGTTATGCCAATGAAAAAGTACCTTTTGATCAGCTACATACGCTTACTCAATCCAAAGGTTATCATTGGTGTAATCATCATTTCTTTAAGGGTCATCGATTAGATGAAAACACTATTGCAGGTTTTAACCTCGTGGTCCTTGATGTGGATGGTGGCACACCTTTGGTTACAGCACTCGATCTTCTGAAGGATTATAAGTATCTCGCTTATACAACTAAGCGTCATACTGCTGAAGAAAATCGTTTCCGTATTATTCTTCCTATTAACTATCATTTAGAATTAGATCAGGAAGAATATAAGGAATTTATGAATTCTGTTATGGAATGGTTGCCATTTAAAACAGATGAGGGTGCGAACCAACGAGCAAGAAAGTGGGAAACCTACGATGTAGGTAATCACTATTACAACCTTGATGGTGAGCTTCTAGACGCTCTAGACTTCATCCCAAAAACCTCTCGTAACGAGCATCACAAACAGCAAACTCAAAAGCTTGAAAGCCTAGACAATCTTGAGCGTTGGTTCGCTCAACGAATGGCTTCAGGTAATCGTAATAATCAAATGCTTAAATATGCATTTGCTCTTGTTGATAGTGGTATGAGTCTAGTTGAAGTTAATCAGACTGTGCATGAGTTTAATAAGAAACTTTCAAATGCATTATCTGATAATGAAATAGATAATACTATTATGGTTTCTGTCGCTAAACGTTTTCAAAACCCATAATATAAAGGATTTGAACCAATGAAAGATATTAATGGACGCCCTTATGCACTTGTTTCAGAAGTTGCCACAGGAGATAAACTTGAAGTAGATGGAGATTTTGATTGTTTTAATACGGGGGATATTAAAACAGTTTTTAATATGAATAATAAATTATATATTATTTGTAATGATGGTGAACATTATATTGAACCTAATATAGATGGTGAAGAACCTAATGAATACTATATAGGTTTTTATAAGGTAATTATCTAATGACAGAAGAAGTCAAAACTGTAATGAATGAGCATCTTGTGCTCATTTCAGGTGAAAGTGGGACTGGCAAATCAGCCAGTCTCTTGAACATTCCTAATAAATCTAAATGGATGTATTTGAATTGCGAAGCCGGTAAACGACTTCCTTTCAAAAATGATTTTCAAACTTTTAAAATCGTTGATCCATATCAGGTTTATGAAGCTTTTGATCATGCAACAGCTAATCCTGATGACTATGATGGAATTGCATTAGATACTTCTACATTTTTAATGAATATGTATGAAAGTATGTATGTTCTAAATTCAGCTAATACCCAAAGTGCATGGGGTGGGTATTTCCAGTATTTTACAAATCTTATGCAAGATAAAGTAGTAAAATTTAATAAACCTACTTTGATCCTAGCTCATACTCGTACTGATCTGGACGAGACTGCTATGGAAATGAAAACCAAAGTACCCGTTAAGGGTGCTTTACAGAATAATGGTATTGAAGCTTTCTTCTCTACCGTTGTTTCAACTAAAAAGATTCAGTTAACTGAACTTGAAAAATACAAAAATAATATGCTTCATATTACTGAAGATGATGAACTTCTTGGTTTTAAGCATGTCTTCCAGACACGATTAACTAAAAAGACTGTAGGTGAGCGTATTCGTTCTCCTATGAGCATGTTTACTCGTGAAGAAACATATATTGATAATGATGCTCATCAGCTTCTTGAATATATGAATAAGTTCTATAGTTAATCTTTTTCTGGGTTCTGTAGATATAATGACATCCCAACTAAACTAAGGAATATAAAATGAATGTATTTGGTAATCTCACCACTGAAGGTCTCGAAGAACAGGGAGACCGTCTTGGTGGATTTGCTGCCATTCCTACTGATGCTTACATTGCCACTATCAAGGCAATGTATGCTGGTAAGGCTTCAGCATCTAATGCTCAGAACGTTACCATTTTGGCTGATATTAATGGTACTGAATATCGTGAAACCATTTATATCACTAACAAGCAGGGTCAGAACTTCTTCCATCCTAAGGATGGCAAGGGTAATCGTGATACCACTAAGCGTAATCCACTTCCCGGTTTTAGTGTTGTAAATGATATCTGTCTTTTTATTACAGGTAAGCCTCTTAATGAGCAGACTACCGAAGAAAAGCAGATGAACGTTTATGACGTTGAAGCTAAGAAGGAACTACCTAAGAGCGTTCAGGTAATCTCTGCTACTATGGGTGAACCTATTGGTCTTGCTATTATTCGTGAAATTGTTTTCAAGCAGGAAAAAAATAGTAACGATGAATATGTAGATACAAATGAAACCCGTATTCAAAATAATATTGATAAGGTATTTCATCCTACAATGCAGGTGACTGCTTCTGAAGTTAAGCATACCCCTGAAGGTAAGACCCCTGAAGCTGATTTCATCCCCAAGTGGACTGAACAGAACAAGGGCAAGGACCGTGACAAGACCAAGGGTAAGTCCAGTGGTGAGGCTCCTAAGTCTGGTAAGCCCGGTGCTGCTGGTAATTCAGCTTCAACTCCAAGCTTGTTTGGTAACAAGTCTTAATATAACAATGGCTCCTATTTTAATTAATAGGGGCCATTCCCTTGTCTAGACAAACCCAATATACAATAGACTTACCATTATATATTATATATAATAAAAAAGGTGATAAGTTCTATATTAACTTAAATCAATATCGAAATACCCATTTTCAAACATTGAATAAAGTTAAAATACTTTTTGAAGAACTAGTATCTCCAAAATTATCGGTTCTCCCTAAGATCAAGAAATTGAACATAACCTATATTCTTTTTCTTGGTTCCAAACGTGAAGTCGATTTATCAAATGTATGTTCTATATCTGATAAGTTCTTCTGTGATACATTAACTAATAATAAAATTATACCCGATGATAATATAACTATTATTGAAAAAATAGATTATCAATGGGGTGGTTATGATAAATTAAACCCAAGGGTCGAAGCGATCCTAAACATTATTGAATTTGAAGAGGAAGAACCCATGCGAGTTACACTCGTTCAGACTGAAATTGAAGAAGCTCTTACCAATTGGGTTAAGAGCCATATGCCAAGCTTGAATGGCAATGTGAAGATTGAGCTTCGTGCTGGTCGAGGTGAAGAGGGATTTACTGCTGAAGTAAATTTTATTCTAAACCAGACAAACACAAACATGTCTGGGATTACACGGGAGATCACTGCATCTACTGCGGACAGTGGAAAGATTATCGTTTCAAATGAATCTCCGTTTGAACCAATGAAGGAAACACCTGTAGCCATCGAGAATCTTGCTCAGGAGCTTGCTCACATGGTTTTTGAGGATGTTGTGACCGAAGATGCAAACCTTACTGCTACACCTGTCACTGAAGCTCCTACAGGTATTAGTACCCCAAAATCGTTATTTGGTAATCTCAACGTACCAAAGCATGATCCTCAGTAATTAATAAAGGATATTTAAAATGGGATGGATTATACTACTAATAATTATAGCTTTTATCTTTATGGTAATTCTTCCATTCATATTTTGGATAGCATTACCTTTAATGATTATTACAGTCGGATACTCTTTAGTAAAAGAGTATCTAGACAACAAGAATATGGGCCTATAGCTTAGTTGGTAAGAGCAGTGGATTTCAAATCCATTTACCTCGGTTCAAGTCCGAGTGGGCCTACGGTTCCTTAGCTCAACTGGATAGAGTATTGAGTTTCTACCTCAAGGGTTATAAGTTCGAATCTTATAGGAATCGCCAAATTGGAATATAGCTCAATGGTAGAGCAGGTGACTGTTAATCACTTGATGTTGGTTCGATCCCAGCTTTTCCAGCCAAATTCTAAACATGAGAAAGGGATTAACAATGACTAACGGTTATTGAATTACAAAACCCCCATAACCTTTTCTCTTTAAACAATAATCCATTTGAACCAAAGAGAAAAATTATATTATGCATGTTTATCTAAAGATTAAGATTAAGTCTCTTACTAACGAAGCTCAAGCTATCCGTAAGGAAGAGCGACGTATTAATATTAATGCTCGTGGTCGTACTAGTCTTCGTCGTGATATTCAGCTTGGTACTATCCGTGATCTAAATAATCAACGTAGTGAGCATGAATTTAGTGAAGCTCAGATTATTCGCATTCAAAAGAAGCTTGATCGTTCTCGAAATATTCTTAATAATCCTAATGCTCAGGCTCGTTTCAAGGGTCTTCGTAATCATCGTACCATTGACGTTCGTAAGGAAGCTCGTTCGAGCTTTATTGCTTATGGTTTTCTACGTGGTAATGATTATAAGAATATTGAATCAACCATTAAGAAGGTTGATTGGGATCGAGTTATATCCCTAGTTAAGAAGTATTGTGAAAATGATCCTCGTGTAACTCTTCAGAAGTTTGCTGAATGGGTTGGTGCCTCTGGTATGGCCCTTAAAGCATAAGAATTTCTAGTCCACGCCTAGAAATATTAACCCCCTCTTGGAGTAATCCTTGAGGGGGTTTTTATATTGTTAGTTAAGTAGATTAACTAATGGATTTAGCTGAGGAGAGTTAAATCCCATACCCGGTCCCATAGACCAACCCAGTTTACCGTCATTAAGTATCGTTGCAAAGTTATCAGTAACAGGTGAACCAATGGAACCAATAATAGGAATATCTGGTACGAAGTTAGCCAACATTAATGTACGTAATGGATTATTTCTAATCATACTCAAAGCAGTCTTCATGGAACGAAGCTTAAATTTCCAGAACCATGTGAGACCTATGCTATCACCATAATTCATTACTCGACCAGATAATCTATTATAGTTTATGTATTCTTCACTAATTCGTCCAATAGCAGATTCGCTATCAAGATTTTTTCTTTTGGTAAGATCATCGTAAAGAATCGATTTAGCAATAAAGTCACCATATTGAACAGACCTTGTAAGACCCTGAAAGAGTGCTGTGTCACGAGTGATCATAGCATATTTGAGAGGTGTTTTAATCCCATCAGGAACCTTGTTAGCAATAGCTTCTGCCCAGTTAGACCATCTACCATTGGCAAGTGCTAGGTCCTCCTGAGTGATACCACCATCAGTAATAGCTGAGAATTCACCTGCTTCAATAAGAGGATATATATCCATACGCTTATAGGAATCACGAATAGAAGTTAATTCAGTTTCTATTTTACGTATTTGAACATTATTATTAGTGGCATTAGCAGATAATAATTCAGCTTCAAGAGTAATCTCACGATCACGTCCTTTGATATAATTATTAAGCTGAACAGTCTTTGAACCAAGACCTCTAATAATATCCCTTACTGGTACACCTCTATTCATAAGCTGAAATACATTCGAGAATAAGTTAGCAGCAGGAACAATCATTGATTTAACAACAATCAATACCTTTGCATCTGATACTCGATTTTGAATAAACTTTTCAGTATTAATTAAATACTTATAAGCATCATTACCTTTACCGAATGTATCAAATATACCTAAAATAGCTTTCTGAATATTTTGTTGAATAACTGGCTTCAGTCGTGTGTCACCAGTCCAGAGATCGCCAACAGAAGCAGACCTAAAGCCCACAGCATCGTTAAGCATATCACGACGAATCCAGAAGCCATTTCCACCATAAGAAGCCTTAATATAATCCTTAATATCTTTAGGGACTAGGTTCCAAGTATCGATATGCACTGGGTCTTTAGACGAAGATAAATCTATAAATTGATTAGTAGTTTTATTCTTACGACCATCTTTCCATATGTTATTAAGATTATCTATTAATGTATTATTAAATTCAGATGCCAGATGTTCTTCCATCTGACGACCTTTCCAAGCACCAATCATCTGAGCCAGATGAGTGTTACGATTAAGCTTATTAAGCATGTTGGAATCAACAC